AAATAATGTAGAATCTCATTTAGAGATTGCACTAGCAGGTTTTAAAAAAGGAGAGGTCAATGTCTTCACGGAGTATGGAAAACTTTTTGTCGAAGGGCAACGGGAGGACACCGAATCCGACAAGACATTTATCCATAAGGGACTGGCTCAAAGAAGTTTTCAACGAGCGTGGACTTTATCCGACGACACAGAAGTCAGGGACGTTGTATTCGAAGACGGACTTTTACGGATCGTACTTGGGAAAATAGTTCCGGAGCATCATTCGCGCAAAGATTATCTCTAAATAATAGAGAATATCGTCGGCGCAGACGGAGAGGTAACTGGCAAAATCCAGTTGACACCTCTCTTTTTTTGTGGTACTATAGATGTATTAAAATAGATTTAAAAATGTCAATAAAACTCGTTTTACTCAAATCTGGAGAAACTTTAATTTCTGATGTAAAGGAAATTTTATCTAGTTCTGATGAAAAACTTTCTAAGTATCTTTTAAAATCCCCATATAAAGTTGTTAGTCAAACTCCCATCATGTTAACTGAACAAGTTGATAATGATGTTCAAGATGTACAAATTTCTTTATCAAAATGGTTTATCTTATCCCAAGATACTGAAATTGCTATAGTACAAGATTGGGTAGTTACTATTACAGAACCAGTTGAATCTCTTAAAAATCTTTACGAGGAAAATGTAAATGGATGATAATGAAAATAAAATTAAATGTCTTCTTTTAGATGTTGATAATGTTATAATTAGTGAAGTTGTTGAAGTTGATTCTCAGATCGGTGACCCTGATTGCAAACTAATCAATCCCTATCTTTTTATCAGTGAAGATGAAATGGTTCCATGGCCAAAAATAACTAATCAAACTGAATTGATGGTTAGATCTTCTGATATCCTAACCATTGCAGATCCAAAACCAGAAATTATTCAAAAGTATCTTGAACTAACTGCCTGATGAGATTTTACACAAACGTCCAGATGGTCGGGGATCACTTCTTGGTTCGCGGTTACGAAAATGGTCGCCATTTCGCAACTCGTGAGAAGTTTAACCCGACTCTTTTTGTCCCTTCTCGAAAGAAAACTAAATATCATACTTTGAATGGTGAGTATGTTGAAGCAGTTCAACCCGGTTCTGTTCGTGATTGTCGTGAGTTCATTAAAAAGTATGATGGTGTAGAAAACTTCAAGATTTATGGTAATACTCAGTACATCTATCAGTATATTTCTGAGATGTATCCTGAGGAAGAACTGAAGTTTGATATTAGTAAAGTTAAAGTTACCACTCTTGATATTGAGGTTGCATCTGAGAACGGATTCCCTGATGTAGAGTCTGCTGCCGAAGAAGTTCTCCTCATCACCATTCAAGACTATTCCTCCAAACAGATTCGTACCTGGGGTATGGGTCCTTTTAAGAACCAACAGAAGAATGTAATCTATCGTTCGTTCAATAACGAGCGTGATCTATTGATGGACTTTATTAACTGGTGGATGGTTGAAGAAAATACACCAGAAGTTGTAACTGGTTGGAATATTGAATTGTATGACATTCCATATCTTGTTCGTCGCCTAGATCGTATTCTGGGTGAAAAACTGATGAAGCGTATGTCTCCATGGGGACTGGTGACCGAAGATGAGATTTATATTGCTGGTCGTAAACATATCTCTTATGATGTTGGTGGTATTAGTCAACTTGATTATTTGAATCTTTATAAAAAATTTACTTATAAAGCGCAGGAATCATATCGCCTCGACTATATTTCAAGCGTGGAACTTGGGCAGCAAAAACTTGACCACTCTGAGTTTGATACCTTTAAAGATTTTTATACTAAAGGGTGGCAAAAGTTTGTAGAATATAACATTATTGACGTAGAACTTGTTGATCGTTTGGAAGACAAGATGAAACTGATCGAACTTGCTTTGACTATGGCATACGATGCCAAAGCAAATTATAACGATGTGTTTTCACAAGTTCGTATGTGGGATACGATCATTTATAACTATTTAAAGAGGAGAAATATTGTCATTCCTCCTAAAGAACGTTCCGATAAGGATTCTAAGTATGCAGGAGCTTACGTCAAGGAACCGATTCCTGGAAAGTATGATTGGGTTGTGTCTTTTGACCTTAATAGTCTGTACCCTCACCTTATTATGCAGTACAACATTTCCCCAGAGACGCTCTTGGACGAGAGACACCCAATGGTTACAGTTGATAAGATACTTGAAGAGCAAATAACCTTTGAGATGTATAAGGACTATGCAGTGTGTGCCAATGGTGCCATGTATCGTAAAGATGTGCGTGGGTTTCTTCCAGAATTGATGGAGAAGATCTATAAAGATCGAACTATCTACAAAAAGAAAATGCTTGCTGCCAAACAGGAGTATGAGAAGACAAAGACAAAAGAGTTGGAAAAGGAGATTGCTAGATGCAACAACATCCAAATGGCAAGGAAGATTCAACTTAATTCTGCTTATGGTGCTATCGGTAACCAGTATTTCCGTTATTATAAACTAGCAAACGCAGAAGCAATTACACTTTCCGGACAAGTTTCTATCCGATGGATTGAGAATAAAGTTAATGGATATCTAAATAAACTTCTACAAACAGAAGAAGTCGATTATGTTATTGCATCTGACACCGATTCAATCTATCTTAATATGGGACCTCTTGTTACTAAATTTTTTAGTAATCAGTCTGATGATAAAACAAAGATTGTTGGAATACTTGATAAGATCTGTCAAGAGAAACTGGAACCATTCATCGAATCTTGTTATCAGGAACTTGCGAATTATGTTTCGGCGTATGAGCAAAAGATGCAAATGAAGCGAGAGAATATCGCTGAGCGTGGTATCTGGACTGCGAAGAAGCGATATATTCTCAACGTATGGAACAGTGAGGGTGTTCAGTACAATGAACCCAAACTGAAGATGATGGGTATTGAGGCAGTCAAGTCTTCTACACCTGCCCCCTGCCGTCAGATGATTAAAGACGGTCTCAAACTAATGATGAATGGGACTGAAGATGATGTTATCAACTTCATCGAAGAATGTAGAGTGAAGTTCAGAAGTCTTCCTCCAGAGGAAATTGCTTTCCCAAGAACTGCTTCAGATATTCGTAAGTATCACTCTTCATCAGACATCTATACTAAGGGTACTCCTATTCATTGTCGTGGAGCACTTCTATTTAATCACTACGTGAAGCAGAAAAAACTTACTAATAAATATTCACTTATCAATAATGGGGAAAAAATTAAGTTCCTCTATTTGAAAAAACCAAATATCATTCAGGAGAACATTATCTCCTTTATTCAGGACTTCCCACGGGAACTTGGTCTTGACAAATACATCGACTATGACCTACAATTTGAAAAGAGTTTTGTAGAACCCCTTAAGTCTATTCTTGATGCTATCGGGTGGAATGTCGAAAAAACTGTAAACCTAGAATCGTTTTTCTTTTAATGGATCTTCCTATTAATGATAAAGATCTTGCGACTATTGTGAGCGCACTGCATCTTGGCGGTGACACCGCTTTATATCAAAAACTTAAACTGGTAAAAGAGATTCGTCAGGAAAATCCTGGCGGACCCTACAAAAAAATTCTTCGTGAGCAATATGGTATTGCAGCATAATGTCAATAGAATTACCAATTACAAAAAAAGACTTAGATACTATTATTGAAGCATTAAAAGGTCCTCATCCTGATCTTTATGCTAAGCTTTGGTGTTATAAAATTAACTACATGAATAAGGAGAAAAATGATTAAACTAAAATATCAACTTAAAGAGCATCCAAATACAATACTTTTTAAGTTCTTTAAAACTGAAGAGCAGGTAGAGATTTTTAAATCTCAAAATTCACATTATATTTTTAGGTGATTTATGGACTTTCTTAAAGATATTGTAAAAGAGATTGGTGATGACTACACCAAACTAGCATCAGACATTGACGAGACTGAAACTTATGTGGACACAGGTTCGTACATTTTTAACGCACTGGTTTCAGGTAGCATATTTGGTGGTGTATCTGGGAATAAGATTACTGCTATTGCTGGAGAATCTTCTACTGGAAAGACTTTCTTCAGTCTCGCCGTTGTTAAGAATTTTCTTGATACCAATCCCGATGGTTATTGTCTCTATTTTGATACTGAGGCTGCTATCACCAAATCTCTTTTAGAATCGCGTGGAATTGATACTTCTCGTTTGGTTGTTGTGAATGTCGTAACCATTGAGGAGTTTCGTAGTAAGGCACTCAAGGCAGTAGATATCTACTTAAAAAAACCTGTAGATGAACGCAAACCTTGTATGTTTGTGTTAGACTCTCTGGGTATGCTCTCAACTGAGAAAGAGATTACTGATGCACTGAACGACAAACAAGTTCGTGACATGACCAAATCTCAATTGGTCAAAGGTGCGTTCCGTATGCTTACTCTCAAGTTGGGTCAGGCAAACATTCCAATGATCGTTACTAACCACACCTATGACGTTATCGGTGCTTATGTTCCTACTAAGGAGATGGGAGGTGGTAGTGGTCTTAAGTATGCCGCTTCTACTATCATTTATCTCTCAAAGAAAAAGGAGAAAGATGGAACAGAAGTCATTGGAAACATTATCAAAGCAAAGACTGCTAAATCACGTTTAAGCAAAGAGAATAAAGATGTGGAAGTTCGCCTTTATTATGATGAGCGTGGTCTTGATCGATATTATGGTCTTCTTGAACTCGGTGAGATTGGTGGACTTTGGAAGAATGTAGCAGGACGTTACGAAATGAATGGTAAAAAAGTATATGCTAAGCAAATTCTTAAAGAACCGGAACAATATTTTACTGAAGAAGTAATGAATCAATTGAATGAAATTGCAAAAGAAGAATTTAGTTACGGTAAGTGATTATGAGTGGGAGAGTAATTGATTGTTTTCCATATTTTAATGAGAAAGAATTATTAGAACTAAGAATTAAACTTTTGTATGATTACGTCGATAAATTTATAATTACCGATGCCAATTATACACATAGTGGAAATCCAAAACCATTTACGTGTAAAGCGGAATTAGAAAATCTAGGATTGGTTGGAGATAAAATTCAAGTTATTGAATTGGATTTATCTGATGATAAAATTTCAAATCCAGATGATTATGATAAGTTCTGGGGTGGGAATGAGATAACATTGGGAAGTAGAGAACGGTTGCAAAGGGATGGTATATTAACTATCTTGGACGAGTTTGATCAGGATGATGTTTTTATAGTTTCTGACTGTGATGAAATTATAAATCCTCATACAATACAATTTCTATCTAATATCTTGAGATATCAGTATGATAATGTTTTGAAAATTCCACTGGTTCTTTTGGAAGGAAGGGCAGATTTAAGATCTTATCGAACAGAAGATAATACTGAAAAACCATGGGATAGATCCATGTACATGTGTTTAAAACATCACTTAGAAAAATGCTTTCCAACACAAATCAGATCAGAATATTATCTCCCATTTAGTGTGACATATGCTTATGAGAATGGGAATAGACTTATTGATCTTGGTTGGCACTTTACCTGGATGGGTGATACAATTAGACGAATTACAAAAGCAGAATCATTTTGCCATTTTTCGGATCATTTGATAGAATATATGAAAACTTATGTTCCAAATGAAAATGAACTTAGTCCAGAATCAATTTATTTTAACCATACTGATTATATCTTAAAAAAATATCCAATCGAAAATTTACCAAGTTTAATTTTTGATTTGCCAAATGTAAAAAATTTTTTATTACCAAATAATGGAACGAATTGAGACTACTATTCTTAGGAACCTTGTTTTTAATGAAAATTATTCAAGAAAAGTTATTCCTTTTATTCAACCAAACTATTTCGATCAGAGGACCGAAAAAGTAATCTTTCAGGAAGTGGTTAATTTCATTGTTAAGTATGGATCTTCTATTACTATTGAAGCACTCAATATTGAAGTGGAGAATCGGACTGATCTTACTGAGGGTGAAATAAAGGAAATTCGTGATATTACAAAGATTTTGAATGATTCTCCTGTGGATGGACAATGGTTACTCGATACTACAGAAAAGTGGTGTCGTGATCGTGCCATCTATCTTGCACTTATGGAGTCTATCACTATTGCTGATGGGCAGGACGAGAAAAAGAATAGAGATTCTATCCCCAGTATTCTCTCAAATGCACTGGCAGTGTCATTTGATAATAATATAGGGCATGATTATCTTCAAAATTATGAAGAACGTTATGAGTTCTATCACAAAAAAGAAGATAAGATTCAATTTGATTTGGATTATTTTAATAAGATTACTAAAGGTGGTTTACCCAATAAAACTCTCAATATTGCTCTTGCGGGAACTGGTGTAGGTAAATCTTTGTTTATGTGTCATATTGCAGCATCTGCTCTTCTACAAGGAAAAAATGTATTGTATATTACTCTTGAGATGGCAGAGGAAAGAATTGCTGAGCGTATTGATGCCAATTTACTAAATGTTCCAATTCAACAATTAGTTGAATTGCCACACAAAACATTCGAAACAAAAGTTTCTAATTTATCTAAAAAAACTCAAGGTTCTCTTATAATTAAAGAGTATCCTACTGCATCTGCACATAGTGGACACTTTAAGGCACTTCTTAACGAACTTGCACTTAAGAAATCATTTAAACCTGATATTATTTTCATCGATTACCTTAATATATGTGCTTCCTCCCGTTATAAGTCAAACTTTTCTGTCAATTCATATAGCTATATTAAAGCAATTGCAGAAGAGTTACGTGGGTTGGCTGTTGAAGCAAACGTCCCTATCGTATCTGCCACGCAGACCACTCGCTCTGGTTATGGTAGCAGTGATGTTGAACTTACTGATACTAGTGAATCCTTTGGTCTTCCTGCTACTGCTGATCTTATGTTTGCCCTTATTAGCACTGAAGAGCTTGAGCAGTTAGGACAACTGATGGTTAAACAACTTAAAAATCGATACAATGATCCAACAATCTATAAAAGATTTATTGTTGGGATTGATCGTGCAAAAATGAGACTTTATGACTGTGAGCAAACTGCTCAAAAGGATATACTTGACTCTGGACAAGAAGAAGAGTATAATAGCGAAGAGAAACCTAAAAAATCGTTCGAGGGATTTAAATTTTAATGGAAACTCCAAAACATGTTGATTTTGATAAGTATGCAGAGTTTGTGGATGCCGTAACTTCTGATGCATCCAAGGACTTTCTTGCTCTTTCTGATCGTCTGGTAGAACTTGACGAGAAGGGAGCAAATATTGAACGTCTTCTAACTGCTTCCGTTGGTATCAATGCTGAGGGTGGTGAATTTATGGAAATTGTAAAGAAGATGATTTTCCAAGGCAAACCTTATACTGAGGATAATCGTGAACACCTGATTATTGAACTTGGTGATATTATGTGGTACGTTGCTCAAGCATGTATGGCACTTGGCGTAACTCTTGATGATGTGGTTGCTCGTAATGTTCAAAAACTTCTGAAGCGTTATCCTGAGGGTGCTTTTGATGTTTACTTTTCTGAAAACCGTGCTTCTGACGACCGATGACTAAAAATAAAAAAGTTGTACTCAAAATGAGTTTTGAAGAATCAAGCGATGTTCTTATGGTTTTGATTGATGCTCAAAAGGGTTATGCTAAAGGTCCTACAGAACCAAAAAGAATTTCTAATATTCGTGAAGTTCTTTTGAATCTTGATGAAGCAATGGAAAATTATATTGGTTCTAAAATCGAAGAATAAATATTTAAAAAAATGTCTTTGATTGGAAAGAGAACGGGAAGACCAACTACACGAATACAATTTGATTCTATTTTAAAAACATTTTTAATTTATTTGAAAAGAGAACTTAGAATCTCATTTGATATTCCAATCATATTAATTGATGATGCAGATTTTGCTAAAAAATCATTTGCATTTGGATATATAACCAAAGATAAGATTATATATTTAAGTGTAATTAATCGCCATCCAGTTGATATTTTACGAACACTTTCTCATGAGGTGGTACATTATAAACAACTTTTAGAAAAGGGTACTATAAAGTCTCATCCAGGAAGTCCCGAAGAAAATTTTGCAAATGCGAAAGCGGGAGAAATAATGAGAAAATATGGTAAACTTCACCCAGAATTATTTGACTTGATGCCCATTAGGTGATATAATTCTTTTCTGGGGATATAGCTCAGTTGGTAGAGCGCCTGCTTTGCAAGCAGGATGTCAGGAGTTCGAGTCTCCTTATCTCCATATTACTAAATACTTTATATTATGTGTAGAGGAATACTCAATATAAAGTAATGAAATTATTTTCAAAGTTTATAGTAGAAGCAACTCCAGCATCCGATCAAGCAAAACGTTTGGGATTGGTTGGTGATGGTCATGGTGGTTGGTATAATAGGGCAACTGGAGAATTTGAAGCAAAAACAGTTGGTGGAACACTTCAATACTTTAATAAGCGCCAAAGAATTCCTGGAAAAGATCCAGCACAAACTCCAAGAGAAAAGCAAATTGCTTCTTCTAGTTATAATGATCCAGCAATAGCACAGCAAGTTCAACAATCCCAACAAATTCCCCAAGAAGAAATTCCCCAAGAAGAAATTCCTCAAGAAGAAATTCCTCAAGAAGAAATTCCTCAAGAAGAAATTCCTCAAGAAGAAATTCCTCAAAATTATCTTCCTGTTGAAAAGGATAAAGGAACTTTAACTATTGTTTTCGGTAGATTTAATCCGCCAACATATGCTCATCAAGAGTTGATGGATACTGCATCTCAAATTTCTATGGAAGATGGTGGAGATTATATTATTGTTCCATCCAGAAGTTTTGATCCAAAAAAGAATCCTCTTGATCCCGATACTAAAATATTTTTCATGAGAAAATTATTTCCCGATCATAGTGAAAGAATAGTTAATGATCCAAACCAAATTACAATTTTTGATACTCTAAAGAAAGCACACAATGATGGTTACGCAAATGTTAGGATAGTATGTGGATCTGGAAGGGCAAAGGAATTTGAAAATTTATCAAATAATTATAATGGACAATTATATCAATTTGATATAATTGAAGTTTTACCTGTTGGTGAAATAGACGCTGATGGAAAAGAAGTTGATGGAATTACATCTTCAAGACTAAGACTTGCTGCAGCTGAAGGTGATTTACCTACATTTCGCAATTTAATTCCACAGTCGATTCCAAGAAAAGAAGTTATTCAATTATTTGACTTAGTTCGCCAGGGAATGAATATTCAAGAAATACAGCAAGAAGGATATAATTTGTGGGAGATTGCCCCAAAGTTTGATTTACAATCTTTACGCGAAAATTATTTTTCTAAAAAAATATTTAAAGAAGGATCTGTTGTAGAAAATTTAAATACAGGTCTTAGAGGTAAAATTATTCGTAGAGGTACTAATTATCTTATTTGTGTTACTGAAGACGGCATGATGTTTAAATCTTGGATTAAAGATATTTCTGAATCTTACT